ACCACCACCAATAATAAATACGTCAACATCACCTGTGCCAGAAACTTCTAAATTACCTGTAGCAGTAAACGAATAATATTTGTACCCGTCTACTTCCGTTTCAGTACCACCTGCAAGGGAAAAAGCAGCACCAAACAGTCCGCCGTTCGTCCAGTTGCCAACAGCAGTAGACGGCCACGCCTTAGGCGTATCCGTCCTGCCCTTGAAACTGCTGACAGCCTGACTTGGGTTAGTTCTGTACTGGTTAAACGACATATAAACCTCTAACTAGACAGTGATTCTGTTGACGTACCCATAAAGATTTAGGTGAGATGCGCCATTCGTAAACGCACGTATTATCAAAGGCGTCGAGTTGCCCTTAAGGGGTATGCCAGGAGCCAATAGATGCAAACCTGTTTGCGACGTGACCGTATACTCAATATGGTCATTAGGTGCTGTTACCCCACCCCACTCAAGAGTGACTGGCATATCAGTCCCAGACGAAGCAACGCCATACAACCAGATTTCGTCAATCGTTGTAGGATCAGTAGGCCCTGTATGGACAATCGTGCCAGGCGTAGCCGTAGCCGCAATCATCACTGATCTACCGTCTGTGCTGCCGCTTAATAATAGTTTTGTATATGCCATGATGGCTCCTTAACTAAAAACTTGGACTTGGAGAATAGAAACACCTTCAGGTACTGCTGCCCAATCAGTAGTACCAGTACCAGTATGTTTTAAAAAATGACCAGCAGTAGCAGAAGCAGCAGGCGAAGCACTAATACCCAGTTTTGTTTGTAAAGCTATAAGCGCAGTAGAAGCAGCACCATGAACAAGATCATGTTCAAACCCGCCAGCATCCAAATCTGTTGAAGAGGTAGGCGTAACCTGAGTAGAAGTATCATCTAGTGACGTTGGATAGTTTGATGTAGGCATATCTCTCCTATGGCTTCAAATCAAGAGTGAATATTCCGGAAGAATTCCACTGAATTTCAAACGTACCTGAAGTAGTACTAAACGAACCACTAAAATCTATGTAAGCAACTAAAGGATAAGAAGCTGTAGTGTTATCAAAAATAACTGCACCAGCAGCACCACTAATAGTTGAAGCAGTCCAACTCACATCAGCAGCATCCCAAGTAATTATAGAACTGCCATCAGTTGTAACGCTTAAAGAAACTCCTGTCATAGCTTTACCCCATTGGAGATAGCCAGAACCAGGAGCTACTTCATTACTTACATCTGCTCTACCTGTATGAGTGTCTAATTGAGGTACATAACCAGCAGTAACTAACATACAATTGAAAGTTTGTGAATTGAAGTTAGTTGAAAGAGTGTTATTCATTACTTTATTCAACGTGTTGCTATATAGACCACTAGCCATTAGTAGTACCTGTTCCTTGAATAGGCTTTGGCTTTATTGTTACGTTACCGTTTGGTTTTTGCATTCTTCCTCTTCTTACTTCCAGCAGCTTTAGCAGCAGCTTTCTTCCCTGCAGGTGTATAAGGGTACGACTTACCGTTTACTTTAGGCATAACAAAGTGTAGCAGATAAGCAGGGGGGACCGGGGAAAGGGGAAAAACCCAGCCCCCCCTACACCTGTCATCTAGACAAGACTAGATGAGCTTTCTATTCTCTGGGCACATTCGTCACGGAAAACACCATAACCAACAAGATGGTACCAACCAATTGGGTTGAAACGTTGCAGCACGTCAGTCACAGGACCAAACACAATCTTAGGATCTGGACCAAATCCAGGTGCACGGCTATGAGCTTTTGCAAGATATTGACGGCCAACAACAAGTGTTGCATAAACGTCAATACCAGCAGCACCAGCACCAGCAAATATTGCTGCTCGTGGGTTTTCAATGTATTCAATACCATTGAATGTACCAATGGAACCTGCTTTGATTGGCGCTCCATCTTGATACAACTGATAGTTAATAACGTCAGTCACCGCAATGTCACTACGAAGATCGTATGAAACGTTTGGATGAATAACTGCCATGTAGTTGTTGTTTGTCCAACCTGGAGCGTTACGTGTACGTAACTTCGCTACGGCTCTACGTCCTTCTGTAGCACTGTATTTGTTAGCTAGACCAATATTAACACGAGCAGCACCGCCGCCGACACGAGTCACATTAGGAGCAAGGCCACCAACGTGTGCAATATCTGAAACAACTTTATCCATTGAATCAACCATGTTCCAAGAAACAAGAGACGCTGCATCAGCGTCAACGTTAAGGAACGAAGTACCACGTACCTTAGCTGTAGTTAGAACAGCGTTACCATACTCTTTAAGAACAACATCTAGTTTGGAATCTGCAAGAACAACTGGAGTAACATCAACAACTTCAGAAAGATTAGCTGTAGCTTGAGTCATATCAGTATAAAAAGTGAATTGGACACCAGAACCACTATGGGTCTGGTTAGTAGAACGCACGTCAGCAATCATTTCAAAAAGAGGATTTGATCGAAGTGCAAAGTTAGCTGTTAGATTGTAAGCAGTTTGAACTGATTTAGATAAAGCTGCTGTGTCAGTCGGGTTGACTGGGGTAAGTGGTGGGATCATTGCCATAATTAAATAGTCCTAAGTTAAGGACCCCATACAAAAATTAAACTGCTGCACCCCACAAATGTCCTTCACCTTCCCAAAGAGCACGAAGCTCTTCGAGATTATTGGTTTGTAACATTCGTTGTTCAAAATCAGGAGAGACATAAGGTTCTCCTCCTTCGCTTGAAGCAGCTATACGCTGCTCAGCGCTGAGAGTCTCAGCCTGGTGACTAGACATTTCAGAACTTTCTTGTCCTAAAAATCCTACTGCTGTAGCTTCCATACGGATTGCTTCAACAGACATTTCACCTTCGTAAGATTTAATAAGCATTTGATCTCGCTTGCTAGAGGGGTCTAACCCTGCTGAACGAAACAAATCATTTCTCTCATAGGCTTGCAATTTGGCTTCAGCAGCATCTGCACGTTCACTGTTTGCATTTGCTTTTGCTTCCATTTCACGTCGCCATTTAGGAAGATCGTTTATACTGGCAGCGACTTCATTTTTGTTGGAGTCGGAATCTGTCATATGTTCTCACCTGTTCTACGCATCCTCAGCGGTGGTACGTTGGATGGAATGAAAAACGGCTCACCGTTTCCGGGCCGATTAACAATAACTATTTAAGCACAACCTAAAGTTTATGTCAAGGTTAAGTCGCAGTACCGAATCCACTAATGCCAGCAGCACCACCAGCTAAACTGCCAGAACCTCTAAACCTAGAGGTACGATTATTTAAACGTTTATCAATAGCGTTAACTGCTTGATCGTCAAGACTCCAAATACCTTCAGCTAATGAATCAACACTTAGCGAAGATTCATTCCCGATTGTTTGAAGCAAACCTTTTTTAGATCCCATAGCTTGTACTTCTCTAGCTTGAATATCTATATCAGCCAACTGTTGAGAAATGCTTTTACTAGTGGCAGCACCAAATGCGGCTTTTGCTCCTGCACCAATCTTTGCTGTGTTCATTTGATTTTGTACAGTTAAACTATTTACAGTTTTTTCTGGATCTAAATAATAAGCAACCAAATCGGTTTGTTTAATACCATGCTGAATTAACAATTGATTAGCAATTTCAGTATCAGCATACAAAGCTGCATCAGCAGCAGCAGCAAAACGTGTACCTAATTCTACAACTGAAATATCGTTAGCAATAATCTCAGCTACTTCTGCAGGCGTATCAAATAATGTTTCATCTATACCATACTCTCTAGCAAGACTTTGAATACTATCTTCTAAAGCTAACCCTTCATACTCACTAATAGCATTGTAACCATTTTCTCTACGAGTAGTCATATAAGGGAAACGTGCAGCATACGCTGAATGCTCTCTCAATTTTTGGGTAATTGTAATTTCAGATGCGCCATCTATAATTTCTTGATCTAAAAATTCTATTAACGTTAACCCAGTTGTTGCGTCTTTTATATCATTAGCAATCCCAAAGTTAGTTAAAAGAGTTTTAAACACGCTACGAGCTTCAGTTGTTTTCTTTAACGCAGCAAGCTCAGTGCCAGCTTGCAATGATCTAATCTGTGCTTGCAAAGACTGATATTGTGAATCTGTTAATCGAGAATTGTTTTGTGAACCTTCACCTAATCGTGGAGCACCTAATATTGGACGTAAAGCATTTGGATTAAACCCAGCAGGAGCTTGAATTGCATTTTTGCCAGCTTCGATAATACTATTTCGTTCAGCTTCGTAAGCATCCCAACCAGCTTGACTATTCGGTCCCCACTTACCATCAGCTTCAGTATCACCTATATCAAACCCAGCATCTAACAATTGCTGTTGAACTTCTCTAACAGAATCATCTCCGCCAGAATCTGAATAACCTGTACGCAAATCAAAAGCTTCTAACTCATCAGGTACTACTTCAGTAACTCCAGTAGCTCCCATAGGGTTAGCTTCTGCTTCTCCTTCGTAAGCATAAGAACCAAGACCTTGCATTTGAGGATCACTAGATTCTTTAATACCAAATAAAGCTGCAGCAGTAGTATCTACAGTTACTTTTCCTGCCTTATCTCTTACAACACTTCCACCTTTATAAGGGTTTTCTGCAGAACCTGCACCAGAATCAACAACTGTTATCTTTACTTCTTCACCATTCGCCCAAGAAGGATCTCCTGGAAATATTTGTACCCACGTATTATCGTCATTTACTTTAATTCTTGCCATTTAACCCACGGCTCCAAATTTTTTGAGTATAGATTCACCGACAGTTCGATAATCTTCATATGCATTTTCTGTAAATTGCCACTCATCACTTAATTTTGTCATTGCCTGATTCTCTGTATAAGTAGCAAGCCGAGGAACACCTGTTTTTGGATCTGGTATAAACAACATTTCAAACATACCTCTATCTGCACCTAAATAATCTAAAGGACGCTCAAGCAATTTTTCTTGTTCTGCTTTATATGGATAAAAAAATGTTTTAGGACTTATACCTTGTTCCATTAAAGGACGTAAGGCTGGATATTGATTTGCAGCCATCTCTGCATACCCAGCATCTAAACCTTCTTGCGTAACAAGACCCCGTTCAAGATCAAATGTTTGATCCCAAGCATCTGCATCAGAAAGAGCCAACATATAGTTAGATGCTCTACCTTGCAACGCTTGTTTTTGATCAAGCAAATCGCCTGAACTTCTATAAGTATTTAACCCATCACCTACAATAGAACTGTAAGAACGAGGATCAAACAACTCAAAAATTTCTGTATCAATTTCAAATGAATCCATGTTCAAACGAGTAGCTTCACGAGCTAAAGTAACAATTTGAGATTCAGATAATACAATACCTTTTTTACTAATCGATCTAACAATAGCATCATAGTTAGTATCAATAAGCGCACGTTGACTATCAGTTAATGGAACCTCAGGATTATAGCCTCGTGATGTTCCACCTCCAGCAGCCCACCAACTTTCTTCAAACTCTCTAGAAATTGCATCTTGGCTTTTCCAAAATTCAGTTTCAATAAGAAGCCCATATATGCGTTGCTCGCTGTAACCTTTACCTTCTAAATATTCTACTAAATCTTGTTCGACACCATCAACAACAATTTTTAAATCAGGATGATTTCTAAAAAATCCTATTGAACCCCATTGGTCAATAATCGATTCAAATTTGTTTGCATCAATTTGCATATTTTCTAGGTCTGTTTGTTCCATCATTGGCCTAAATTGCTCCTTGATAATTTAGAAATAATAGAAGAAACATTTGAAGATTGTTGTGCTAATACTTCTTCAGGATTATTTTCTTGTAAAAAGTTTTGTGTTTGACCTCCAATAACTGGAGCAAACCCAGAATCTGTTTCTTCTAAAAACCTGTACTGTGATTTAAAATTACGAGCTTCTGCCGCAGTAGGAGCACGACCAATATATTGTTTTGAGTACGCATCAAATTGTCTATCAACCTCAAATGGATCTGTAAACCTAGTGCTTGTTTCTGCTTCAACCATTATTTCATTTATAGCAGCATCAAACGATTCTTTAGAAA